AGTCGCAGCACCAGTCGCAGCACCAGTCGCAGCACCAGTCGCAGCACCAGTCGCAGCACCAGTCGCAGCACCAGTCGCAGCACCAGTCGCAGCACCAGTAACTACTTTTTCAAAAGCACCATTTAATACTGGTGATGAGTTGTTGGGGTATGCAATTGAGATCTATCGGAAATTAGAAAAGATTGAAAAAGGGAAGGAATTAAAGATCCAAGGGGTTTTGGATAAGCTTGGTGTTCAAGCAATGAATGAAATCCCATTCGACAAATACGATGAGTTCTTTTATGAAATGGAGAAACTTGGATAATGACCACTCATGCACCGCTAAGCCCAAGCGCAAGGAGTCGTTGGTCCAAGTGCCCCGGGTCAGTTGCGAAAGAATCGCAGTATGAAAACAAGAGTGGTCCTTCGGCAATCGATGGGACTCACACGCATACGATGCTTGAGCACTGTCTCAAAAATCAAATAGACCCACTTTTGCTTGTCGGGACAGATATGAGGGATGATGACGGTGCCTTTACAATTGATATTGAAAGGGCTCGGCGAGTCGGTGTCACGCTTGACTATGTTTTAGAAAAAACAAAAGGGGGTGGTTACACCGTTTTATCTGAGACCAAAGTTAATCCTGCTCGAGCGTTGGGTCGTACTGATATGTTTGGAACTGTGGACATCCAGATTATTGGAAACAAGACGTTAGAGATAGTCGACCACAAGGACGGTATTGGTATTGTTGTAGCTGAAGGGAATCTTCAACTCGAACAATACGCAATCGGTGCATTATGTGAGTTACCCAAAGAGCACAAAGATGTCGAGAAGGTGATCATGACCATTTCTCAACCGAAAAACGCATTAAAGGGTTTACCGATGATTACGTCTTGGGAGTTGTCAGTAACAGAACTTTTAGATCTTGAGCGAGTCGGCAAGATTATCAAAGAAGCGTCCGCAACCGATAACCCTGATGCGCCATTGGTGCCCGGTGAGTCCCAATGTAAGTTTTGCAAACATGCGGGAGCATGTACTGCGTTAGCGGCTGAGTCTTTAAACGCCATCGGGGTTAGTTTTCCGGATGTGTCGATAACTGAGCCGAAGAATATTGTTGAGCAAATTGCGCAGACCGATGCCAAGAAACTGACAAATGAAGACATTCAGATGGTCCTCGAATCATCTCCGTTGATTCGAGGGTTCATTGAGGCCGTTGAAGAAGAGGCAATGGCTCGTTTTAAAAGTGGGTCCGTCATCCCAGGATTTAAGGTAGTTAACGGTCGAGGGAGTCGTGAATGGAAGACATCCGAGGAAGACATGATTAAACGATTGGGTAGGATGGGCATTCCGAAATCATCCACTTACATCAGTAGTTTTGTGAGCCCTTCACAGGTTGAAAGATTGAGTTGGGTGAAGAAGGATGGGTCTCGGCACCAACTATCGAAAAAACAGATTGAAATGTTAAACAAGGAGTATGTTAACAAGAAGAGTGGGAAACCAATGATCGCACCGGAGTCCGATGACAGGGTTGCTATTGTTTTAAATGCTGCGCCCATGTTCCCGGTAATATCGGAGCCGTCGTTGCCCGGTTGGATGGCATAGAAATTATACAAGAAGGAAGAATACAAATGACAACAAGTAACGGAATCGTCCTAATATCAAATGCAAGATTATCGTTTCCTCACCTGATCGAGCCGCAGAGTCGACAACGGGAGGATGGGTCAATGAACGTAACGTACAACTGCGACATTCTTTTACCAAACGATCACCCTGATCTTAAGAAGTTTATGGAGCAGTGCTACCAGGTCGCACTTGCCACATGGAAGGAAAACGCAAACACTGTGCTTGAGATGATCAATGCCCGTAGCAATACTCGATGTTTCGGTAAGGGTGACGACAAGCGTAACGCTAAGACGTTTCAAATTTACGATGGTTATGATGGCATGACCTATATCACCGCGTCTCGTAAGCTTGCTGACGGTGCTCCTCAGATGATTAACCCCGATGGGACCGCTCTTCAAAAGATCGACGCTCAAGGAAACCCAAACCCAGAGTATCCGAGACTTTACGGTGAAATGAGTCGCCGATTGTATGGTGGATGCCGAGTCAATATTGCACTTAAGCCCTGGCCACAAAAGGCAGCCCCTCATAATAAGAACACTAATGGAATTCGGTGCGACCTTATGGCAATTCAGTTTGCCGGAGATGACAAACCATTTGGTGAAAAGAAGGAACTTGATGTATCTGGTGGTTTTAGTGCTGTTCAAGGAATCGAGCCAATTGCAGCGTCGCCTTCCGCTCAAATGCCCGCAGCACCATTTCAACAAGCCCCCTCTCTTCCTTCATTCTTTGGGGTTGCAGGATAATGAGTAAGTTCATTGCCGTTGATTCGACTGAGCATGGCTCACAGAATGTTGTGATTCTGAGAGTTTCGGACATCATTCGAGTTACTTCAATGGGTCCCGCTCGGTGCTGCATAGAACTTGTAAATGGTCCAAATGTGGTTGCCGAACAAACCGTCCGCGAAGTCGCTAAACGTATAAACGGTGCTGATAAGGAGGTTGTTAAAAAGGAACCTTTTAAAGTCAACGTACGAGTAGATGGTGTCAAGAACGTAATTTATCAGGAGAGAAACCTGAACTGTGAGAAAAGCGTGACTGCCTTCATTTATGACCTTAAGACCCTGTCGTTAGACGGAATGGCGGTCGTGGTTAGACCATGAATCACTCCAACGGAATATTGTTATTATGAACAATGACTTCATATACGACATTGAGACTTTCCCAAACGTGTTTACCTTGTCAGTGGAGCACGCTTGCGCTCCACTTAGATGGTGTTTTGAAATAAGTGACTTCAGGAATGAATCACGGGAAATCTTGTCATTCTTGAAGTCATTGAAGTCCATGGGGGCCCGGATGGTTGGATTTAATAATCTTGGGTTCGATTATCCGGTACTCCACACTTTAATCCTAACCGGACGATGTGAACCGTCCATTCTGTACAAAAAAGCCATGATGATCATCCAGTCACAAGATGACGATAATCGGTGGGTTCACCAGGTGTACAAGGATGACCGGTTTATAGAACAGATTGATCTTTACAAGATTCATCATTTTGATAACAGAGCTAAGGCAACGAGTTTGAAAGTTCTTGAATTCAATATGAGAGCTGATAGCATCGAGGATCTCCCGTTCCCTGTTGGGAAGAACCTCACCAGAGACGAGATCGTGGTGTTAAAGAAGTACAACATGCACGACGTCAAGATGACTAAATTGTTTTATCACCAAACCCTCAAAATGATTAAGTTTAGAGAGGAGTTGACCAGGAACTATCAGCGGGACTTCATGAATCACAACGACACCAAGATCGGTAAAGATTATTTCATTATGAAGCTTCAGGAGGCCGGTGTGGAGTGTTATGAATATGGCTCGAAAGGACGCACTCCTCGGCAGACAAGAAGGTCATCGATTCAATTATTCCATGCAATCCTTCCGTCAATCAGTTTCCAGCAGCCGGAATTTAATCGGATGGTCGAGTGGTTGAGAGGTCAGACGATCGTTGAGACTAAGGCAGTATACAAGGACCTCAGCGTCACGATTAAAGGGTTCAAGTTCGTGTTTGGACTGGGTGGCATCCATGGATCAGTTGATTCACGGATAGTCGAATCCGATAACCGTTACGTCCTGATTGATTTGGACGTGTCATCGTATTACCCAAACCTGGCAATCGTGAATAACTTCTACCCTCAGCACCTCGGGGAGATGTTTTGTAAGATCTACAAGTGGTTGTACGAAGAGCGACGGAAGTACAAAAAGAAGAGTACCGAGAGTGAGATGTTGAAGCTCGCATTAAACGGTGTCTACGGGGACAGTAATAGCGTGTTCAGCGTCTTTTATGATCCGTTATTCACGATGAGGATCACACTCAATGGTCAGCTTCTGTTGTGTCAGTTGGCGGAGAGAGTGATGCAGTTCTCTGAACTTATTCAGATCAACACCGACGGTATGACAGTTCGAATCCTTCGGGATGACCTAGTAAAGCTCCAGATCGTTTGTCAGACATGGGAAGGCGAGACCGGGTTATCTTTAGAGTCAGCGGCATATTCGAAGATGTTTATCCGCGATGTGAATAATTACCTTGCTGTTTATGATAATGGTGACATTAAAAGAAAGGGTGCATATGAGTACGATCTGGACTGGAACCAGAATCACTCAGCTTTAGTGATCCCAATGGTGGCTGAGAAAGTGCTGGTTGAAGGGGTGTCAATCAGAGAGACTGTTGAGAACTGGTCGGAGCGGATGGATTTCATGATGAGGGTTAAGGTGCCTCGTAGCAGTCGGTTAGTGATCCAATATCCTTCTCAATGGGGGGACACCGACTTCCCACTTCAGAATATTACCCGGTACTACGTTGCAGTAGATGGTGGGAACCTTGTCAAAATTATGCCCCCTTTAAAAGGGAATACTGAAGATCGCCGGTTCAATATCGAGAGTGGTTGGGGTGTTCAAGTGTGTAACGATATCAAGGATGCCGGGAACTTACCGATAGATTATGAGTATTATATTCAGGAGGTTGAAAAGTTATGCATTGGACTAAAGTAGGAGTAACTTTGGTGTACAGAAGGTCTCGATGGTGGAACTTATTAGGGTGGTGGAAGACTTACTTGAAAAGGCGGCGCCGCAGCATTTTCTCTCACCAGGTGGGGACCACTCGAAGGTCTAATTGATTTAATAGGAGGGTGATGAAATGACGAAGTGTAAAGTGTGTAGTGGGGAGATGAACACCGGTGCCGTTGGTGATCGGGATTGCGGAGGCGATTGTCTTCAGTGTCTGGCAGACTGCGGAGACCTCGATTGCAAGGAGTCACTAGTTCTGGATTCTATCGATCGAATATCTCGGGTTGTTCGCAAGATGTTGGAAGAAGTTAACAATGAGTGGGGGGAAAACGAAAGAATTTCACATATTTTAGAATACGCGCGTATGAAGTTTAATTTTGAGGAGAATTGGAATGGAAAACATTAACCGTGAGCAACAACTGTCCATAATTTGTGACAGCCTAACCGGTAAAAAACACGATTCTCAAAAACCCCGATGGTCTCTTCTTCCAGAGAAGACAATCGGACAGATAATCGAGGTGCTTGAACATGGCGCTAATAAGTACGACGTCGATAATTGGAAGAGGGTTTCCGACCAACGGGTGCGATATTACAACGCATTAATGCGTCACATTGACGCATGGTGGAATGGTGAGAGGTTAGATAAAGAGTCTGGTAAATCTCATTTGGCTCACGCTGCTTGTTGTGTTTTATTCCTGATGTGGGAGGAGTCAAAATGACTATTTTGAAGTTGTACGGTTGGGGGGTATTAGTGGTGTATAGCTTCATCATCCTTATTGTATTTACAAGAAGTTTGGCAAGGGTGATAAAAGGCGGGGCTCGGCTTGCTAATCACGTCAATTTTAAACATGATGAACTCTGCGATCTTGAGGAGTCAGCAAAAAAGAGAGGGTGTTGACATGCTTGAAAAAGAAATCGAGTCACGCGTCTGCGTGTCAGCAAAAAAGAAGGGTATTGTTCCTTATAAGTTTACAAGTCCTTCAAGAGCCGCAGTTCCCGATCGCTTACTTTTGTCCAAGATTCCTAACTTTTTGGTTCCGGTTATCGCTCGATATGTAAGATTTATTGAATTTAAAAGGGGTGGATGTAAACCTACTGTTCCTCAGCAACGGGAGCACCAGCGCCTAAGAGATCTGGGGTTTATGGTTGATGTGATTGATAATGTCGGGGATGGTGAGAATATACTTATGATAATGGACTCAAAAGAAAAAGAGATTTAATGTTAACCCTAGACGAACTTCACCCTTATCAACAAAAGGCCGTTAACTTCCAGTCAACCCGTGCAAACTCGATGCTTTGGCTCGATATGGGTCTTGGTAAGACAATCGTCACCCTGACAACTATTCATCACCTGTTAAATACGAAGTTCCTAAGAGGTGTCATCATCGTGGCACCAAAAAAGGTTTGTCAGCTTGTATGGAGGCAAGAGGCTTCTAAGTGGGTACACACCACCGGCATTACATTCAGCATGGTCACTGGTACCCCTGACCAACGAGCAAGAGCTTTAATGAGACAAGCTGATGTCCATCTTGTTAATTACGAAAATTTGAAATGGTTATGTGAGACCCTTCACACTTACTACATTAAAAAAGGTAAAGCTTTCCCATTTAACGGCATTGTTTGGGATGAGGTAAGTAAAATGAAAAACTCAGAAACCAAACGTGTACGTAGTGTTATGAAAGTCCTTGATAATTTCGACTGGACAACAGGTCTTACTGGAACCCCTGCTTCTAATGGGTATAAGGACCTCCATGGTCAGTACCTTGTGGTAGACAAAGGTCAGCGACTAGGAACCAGCAAGACAGTGTTTCAAGGGCGGTTTTATTACAAAGTGCCAGACACTCACGTCGTTAAGGCGTTTGACAACTCGGAAGAGATGATTAAGGGGCTGATAGGTGATATTACACTTGAGATGTCGGCGGAAGACTACAACCCACTCCCGGATCTGATCGTCAACGATGTTGTGGTTGAGATGAGTCCAGAGCTCCGAAGTAAATATGATCAATTAGAGAGAGATTTCTTCTTCCAACTCGATAGTGGGGTAGATATAGAGGTGTTCAATAAGGTTGCTCTTATGAACAAGTGCCTCCAGTTCAGCAATGGGGCTGTGTACCCAATAGCGGGGATGCCGTTATGGGAAGAAGTCCATGACCTTAAGTTAGACGCACTGGAAGACATAATCGAGGAGGCCAACGGAAACCAGATTCTCTGCGCGTATCAATTCCGGTCCGATGGTGACCGCCTAATGAAGAAGTTCAAGAGTATGCGACCTGTTAATTTGACCGAGTGCAAGTCCGACAAATCGCTTAATGACGCCATGAGTAGATGGGCGTCCGGGGATTGCCAGTTAATGATCGGTCACCCAGCATCCATGAGTCACGGCATTGACGGTCTTCAAAAGAACGGTCATATCCTCGTATGGTACGGTCTCACTTGGTCTCTGGATTACTATAAGCAGTTCAACTCCCGGCTAAGGAGGCAAGGTCAAGGTGTCCCTATCCTATGTCACAGAATAATGGTAAAGGACACCCTGGATCAGGCTCAAGGTGTCCGACTAAACGATAAGGATGTAACCGAGACCGCGTTGAGAAAAGCGATCAAAGAGTATCGGATTCTAAAGGGAACCTAATTGTCCTTTCAACGCTGTGTATTGTGTCTGAATTAATTCCTTGAGTTGATCATCTGAGATAATGAAATTAGGGGTGGCGTCTTGAACTGCTTTAATAACGGCATCGAGACGTTCGTTCCCAGTGGCGTCAGGTAATCGCTTTGCAGCATATCGAATAGCATGCTTGACGATCTTGCGGAGATTGGGGTCATCAATTGAAGTAACTTGAGAGTTTACTTCCAGGAACAATGATTCGCGGAGTCTACCCACTTCCTTTTTAATCAACGAATAAAAAGCAGCACCCATTGCAATAGTGATACCCCATTCGAGTAGGGGTTTGACCGGGTTAACGATGTCTAAAATGTTCATGATTCCTCCAATATTTTGCATAACCTTCTCGCCCACCCTCTACCAAAAGTATCCCAGGTCGGTAGGTTAGTCAAAGAGGTGAGACGCTGGGATAAAATTCCCCGCAGGGTCTTCTCAGGATCTGACTTCTGAATCTTGGCAAGAGTCACAGGTCCGAATATCCCGTCATCCTTTACTCCGAGCGCCCTTTGCAACCATCGAATGGATGACCCGACACCGGAATTAACAGCAGCATCAAATACTGGGTATTTTAGAATCTCTGGGATTACATCTCCCTTTACAGCGTCCCAATAATCGGCTTTATAAATCGCTTTAGCTTTAGCTAAAGGAAGTTGTCTCATGTTTCCCAAGTATCCGTGCCGCATAGCCACAACTTTAGTGACTCCGTAGGTTGTCTCACCTCCGGGATCTTTGGGATTATTTACATACCCTCCCTCAAAACCGATTACTTTTTCAAAGGCATCATCGAAGTTCATTATTGTTCATCCTCATCTCCGTTGAAGGTGGCATTAATTCTTCCTGCCGTACCTAGTCTTTTCAGATTATTCAATTCCCCAAAGTCCTTTGCCTTCTGTGACCTCCCCATTGCCTTGGACAATGCGTTCTTTGCAGTACCGGGGTTTAACATTTCTAGAGCTATCTCGTTGGCCAATTTTTTGCTGATGGATCCTCCCAGCCTTTTAAAGATATTATTCGAGATGGTTATTACTGGATTTATCATATGAGGAATCTGAGGAGCTTCGACAACATTACCCAGGGGAACTTTCCCGGAAGCAGCTGCAGCATATTTTTCAGATAATGCGCTTTTTCGAAGTTCTTCTTGAACTGACTCTACTACCCTCATTTGATCAGGGGTCAATACTTCAGATAAATTATTGTAACGCGCTTTCCCCTCGGTAGCGCGTTCAATGGTTCCCGAAGCCTCACGGGTAGCTGTTGCAAATGCTGATGATCTTAATTTACCAGTTTCCTCACCTAACGCGGGGGTTAATTTTTCAGATAAATACTGACCTACTTGTATCCTATTTACAGGCTTGCTCATTTCACTATATACATGTTCCGCAGCATCGTATCCGGGGATAGATTCTGATAAAAGTCCCTTAACTTTACTCAAAGTTCCTCGGATAAACATATTATCCTTATTGGCGATTGTTGTTTTGATATCGTCTAATACAGAGGCGACAGCTCTAGTGTCAGTTATATACTTAGGGGCTTTAGAACCCGGAAATATATTAGGGTCTAGGTCTTGTCTCAATAATGGGTCGACTTCAGTTCCCTGAACCCCTTTACGAAGGAGTCCTCTGAGTTTACCGAGTTCTTGAGTCAATCGGGTATTTTTCGGATTATCGTTAATGGTCTTCCTTAGAAACTCGTCAACTGGTGCAACATCTGCGATGTCACCGCCCGAACGTGCCGCCTCATATAATGGATCTGCCATATTCGAGCGGGTCTTGATTGCTAAATTTAGAGCATTCTGATCTTGAGCAATTGCTCCTATAGCTGAGGTCAGTGCGTTATTATTAGTCTCTGTCCTTTGCATGAATTCCGTCGGTAACCAATCCTGAGCAGATCTTCCCAGATTTTGAAATTTAGTCACACCTGTATCAACTGCGGCATGGGCTGCTGTTGGATTAAATCCAGGAACATCAGATGACGCATTGTTTAAAGCGTTCATTATTTGTTGACCCTGACCCTCAGCAGCGTTTAAGTAAACCTTAGACTTGGGCGAGATATTGTAAAGAGTCTCTACCCCTTTCCCTAACATTTTCATCGGAATAGTCATCGGATTCACTACTTTAGAAGCCGTCCTTAAGGCATTTTTCGCAACAGGCATTCCTGCTTTTCCTGCCAATAATGAAGCACCTTCCCCCAAAGAAGCTACGTCTAAGGCGAACCCTACAGGATCTTCCGCAACGGTGCGCTTCACGTTCTCCCATCCCCCATATCGATTCCAGAGAGCTGCGGGGGCATTTACCACCGCTTGAGATAGATTGTCAGTTTGTTCAGGAGAGAACCCACCCTTGAGTAATGCCTTCCCTAACCCTACTACAAGAGTACCCATTCCCTCAACTAACGATGTCGCTGACTTTGGTAAGTTAGTTAAGGCTTCACCAGGGACCTGGGACAATTTGTAGTTTTTTTGCCAGCTTGTTGCTGAGGAAGGGTCTCCTCCTGTATAAGTGTGACCATCTTCAACATCACCTATCTTTAACGATGGTGAGGCAATTGACTCCCAGCTCGACTGGGTAGACGGGTCTCCTCCGATATATCTGTGACCATCTTCGATGGTGCCGACTTTAGGAATCATTTTTTGTATTTTTCCCAAGGTCTCCCTACAGCATTGCTCTTACCTTCATTATTCTTCACTTTAGGTACTTCCACTTTTTGTAATTGAGCACCGTTTACGATCTCTTGGTCAAGAGTATCAATCCGTTTATTCCAAGCCTCAGCACTTCTTATGCCTACCCGTCGATTGATTTCAGCTAAACGTTTTATATTCTCAGGAGATGACGTTATTTGACCAGCGGTACTTTTTTCTAGGAAGTCTAAGTCCTTATTGCTAAACCCTTGACCTGACCCTAACCCTGACCCTTTGATGGCAGCAAGTGTGGTTTTTTGCATACTAGATATCAGGTTTTCAGTATTTTTTATTTTTTCGGTGTCGCTTCCACCCGCCATATTCAGCGCCTTAGCTAACTGGAGTTTTACAGTAGCGCCGGTTCCAGTGAATACCTTACCCGCATCGACCAGATCTATAATCTCTTGAGAGTTTGTTACTAGATCGGGAGCCTTCTTAGCCAATTCCTGTAAAGCTGCGTCCTGAATAGCATTTTGTTTACCCATGGTTTGAGCATAGGATGTCCGACCTTTGTTATCAATATTTATTGTTGTCTGGGGAGCGTTCGGACTCTTTTTTATGACAGCTTCAGAATCAGGGACCATTGTTGCCGCATTTTTCCCGTATTTTCGAACAACCATCATTCGAGTCTTATCTCCGGTGTTTTGCTCATAGAAGTGGTTTTCCATTGCCTTTTCCACACCAATCTTAGACTGAGTCAATAACTCTTGGAATCTCCCCGCTTGAATCATTGACGATATCTGTTGGTTTGACTGCTCGGGAGTGACACCCATTCGCTGAAAGTATCCTTTTAATACAGGGTTGGAGTGGTTTGAATTATGCCATGCGATAAACTGTTCGGGATCTTGGACTGTTGCTAATAATTCACGCGACTTTGCAAGTTCAGCAGCTTCAATTTCTCCTTGCATCTTTTGATGAGTAAGTTCAGCAGTCTTTTGATCAGATATGCCTTTGGCAAGGGCGTTATCATTTCGAATCTCCCCCATTTGAAGCCCCAACATGTTTGCGTACTGGTCCACTGCATTTGGAATTTCTAATTGTTTCATTCCTTGAATTAAAGAGGTGTCTAAAGGCATTTAATCATCCTTTCTGATAAGAGCTTTTGTTCAATAGATTCATCAAATTCTGATTCTGTTGATACCCCAAGTATTGATTTATTCCTCCGATTATAGCATTTCCCCCCGCCATCTGTCCGGCAGCATTAGCATTGGCCCCTTGCAGATAATTTTCACCAGCAGCGTTTGCATAATTAGCACCAGTCTGACCAAGAAAGTTACTTGCTGACTGTCCCTGAGCTGCTAAGCTCTGTAAAGGATTTAGTTGGTTTAATCTATTTGTATTATATCGGTTAAATGCATTTTGGTATTCTTGGGACGCCATGTTTTGCCCATAATTAGTTGCAGCTTTCAATGCCCCTCCCGAAAATAATCCCCCTTTTGCGGAAGCCGTTCGGTCTAATGATTTTAACCCCTCACTTAATCGAAACGCATAACCTGGGTCTTGTTGGAAGTCCTGCAATCCGAAGTCACGTGAGTATTTTCCAAAATCAGGATTTGTAGCATCATTACCGATACCAAGCAGTGCCATTAATCTGTTTTGTGCAGAAAGTCCTGCTTGTCTAAAAGGTTCTTGATCTAACCTTGTTTGATCATATTGTTGTTTCTGAAGCTCTGAAGCACGATTTGCGGCACCTGCTTGTGTGTCGGCGGCATTCTTAGAGCTAAGATAGTTTGCGCCTGCTCCAACAACTATACTACCAGCAACCCAAAATGTCATGATATTTCCTTCATCTTTAACATGTTCCCTGGAAGATAAACAGAGTCAGGAGCATCTTCGACTAACTCTTTTTCGATCTCGTCAATATCTGTTTTATCTGTTATGTGTACAGTCATTCCAATCGCATCAGTTAATGCAAGAGTGACCCTTTTAGTACCTGCTTTTGATTCCACAACATCGCCGGGATAAAGATGCCTCATTCCACTTTCTGTCCATGCCACGATCTCACCAGATACACAAATGAACAAGTGATCCTTTTTATGAGTTTTTCCAATAACAATTGTGTCTTTTGTACGAAATACCCGGCGGCAATACATTCCCCCTGAAAAGAAATGATCTGTTATTGGCTGTGTCTGGGGAAGTTGTGATATTTCAGTTTGCAGTTCTTGTATTTGCTCTTTTGTCGGGACAACCGTTTGTGTAATCTCCATTATTGAGTTATCTCACGCCCATTGGCCCGGATATTAATCGCAGTTGCCGTCCCAGCAATCGTAGAGATAAAACTACCCCCAGATAATAAACTCCCCACTATTTCAGGGAAAGTATACACCTCGGAAGGCTGGAGGGCTTTTGTTTTTGTGATTAAGTTTTGATTTCCAGCAGTATCTGATAGGGTGACCAGATTCACACTGATTGTTGCAACACTGCCGCTGTAGTTAGTGGCGGTGAATTTATCAATTAATGTATACGCACTCGTAGGGGTTGTGTATTGAGTAGTCTGGGAATTTTCTGCAATTTTAGGAGGAATTAATACTTTAAGCGTTACTGTCATTTTACACCTCGTTGATACCTACAACCCAGTTTGAATAAGTGTCTACAGTTGCCGTCCAATTCGAATTATCACCAGATGATATAAAAACCCTGATGTCAACATTTGTCAACTTGTATATATTTGAAAAAATAGCGCGGGTTGCATTATATAAGATATTAACATCAGTTCCTGTAGTTACCTGAGCAGATGGGTTTCTTGGATAAAGATACTTAAAGCTAATCGTGTTTGATAATGTGTAACTAGTTCCACTAGTTGCGGTAATAGCTATTCTTCCGGTTTGACTTTGCAGTCGATGAGGCGCATTTGTATAAGCCCCTCCCTGAGCGTTATGAAAAAGCGTGCCACTAGGGAAACCTGAAATATTATCTATAATTATGAAATCACAACTTGCCGTTCCCGAATCGAGACGCGTTCTTAATACGGCCCCTACATTATCAATATCTGCAGAAAGTCCTGTGATTTTTATGTTAACGGGAACTGTGCACCCCGCATTTCGATATTTCATAACATCCGACCCACTAGACTGATTGATTGCCTTAATATGACAATCATTGATAAGAAATGTACATTTCTTATCAGTGGCGGCACTAACCGCAGTTGAATTACCACCTACATCAATGATCCCACGACTTGATGATGAGGTATCTACATTTGTAAACAGATTACACCCATTTAACTCGAAATAACCGCCTTTGATTTCTGACGAATATATTACTGTTCCTGATGATGAGTTAGTTATGTAACAATTATCATAACTCACATCCATCCCACCAAAAGCAGCCCCGTTATATATTGCGCAATCTTGATAATGCACGTCTTGAGAGTTTCCATGAATATCAGCAGAAGAAACCCCAGAAGATTTATCATTCTTTAATATGGAATTCTCATTCCTAATATTTCTATTAGGAACTCCAGCAGTCACGTCCCCTCCTCCAATAGCAATAGCATGACGCCGAGCATATGAATTTAACTGAGTGTTAATTACATCTTGACAATTTGATACAACAAGACCGTAATCATCTGATGTTATCCCTTTATTGTATACATTTAGATTTGATGTTCTAACCTGGTAACATCTGTCGAACACCACTCCCGAGTATGATGTAGACTGGATTGTAACATTATCAAATATGGGGTTTGCACAGAATGACACATTAACCATGGCATTTGTACTTCCATTCCCTCCTATTATTTTCAAATTACTAACTCTAACAGGAGCAGATGTTAACTTATACACATTCACTGTAGCAGGGTTGTAGGTGTCATATAACGGACTTGTTGTTAAACATGTGTTTCCCGATACCCCAAGGCACTCGCACCATTCCCCCTTCCGATAATAAGATCTAGCAGAACTCCATGAGTAATCTGTGGGGTCATAAACACACAAAATATCCCGTGTTGATAACGATGGTGTTGATGCAAACACAATGCTGTTATTTCCAATAGTGGCAGATGAAATGTCTTCAATTTGGGCAAGTGATCCACTGATTGAAATCATTGTCCCGGCAGAAGCAGATGTAAAATCAAGAATCGTAGAGTCCCCGTCGCCTTCCATAATTAGGCTTGAGGTTGTAGAAATTGGGGAGGTGAGTGAATAGGTTCCTGCAGGAATCTTTAAGGTGTACCCGTTGGTACTGGCATAGGCGATGGCGTTTGCAAATGCTCCGTTATTAACCGATGCACTGCCTCCATTTACTGCCCCAAAATCTAAAACGTTTACAACTTGCCTCATTTTAGATTGAGCTGTCTGAGCAACTGCTCCAGATCCGTTTTGTACAAATCCTACTAGTGAACTTCCTGTTGAGTTAGATAAGTTTAATGTACTAACTGCTCCTGTTATGTCATCCCATGTTTTGATTAGCACCCCTGTCGAGGTGGTCAACTCAAATTTGTAGTTTACATTGTACGTCAGCCATATCTGATACGGAACACGGCCACCTGAATCAAGGATTATAGGATTGGAGTTTTGGACATTCCCCGCAGACGTCGTATAAGTCACAGCGGGGGTCGTGGATCCGGCAAGGTATGTGTATAACTTACCTCCCGATAATGGAACACCTGAATCAGTAAAAAACTGAAACCCAGCTCCGGCTAATAATGAGTAAGATACTGTCATGAACCTATAATATCATGAGAAATAGGACATTGTGAATTGAATGAGTCCTACAGACGCTGCTCCAGATACAGTTAATATAGTACCAGACGTACCTGCTTCCATTGTAGATATTTGTACAGTACTTGTAGAAGCGACCCCTTGAATGTTGGCGAACACTCTTGTTGTAGGGAATGTCAGCCCACTCATTGATACCAAAGTGCCCCCTGAGTAAACGGTTGTTATTGGAAATGGAAGAGATACTCGAATATTTCCAGACCCTCCCGTAAATGAATCCCATTCAACATATGTGTCACATTGGACCAAATTTCCAATTTTTATATAATTTCCATAACGTGAAACATAGTTTACTGTTGGGTCAGAAACACTCGCTGTTATTACAGGGGTCCAATTTCCAATTGAATAATCTTTAGACGCAACTGTACCCAATTGGGGATCTGACGGTGCAATAATATCATAGGGTATAAAAGGTTGGGGAATAGGTAGTGTCTGAGATTGCTGATTAACTTGCTGAATTAATGCAACAAGAGATTCTTGCAAAGATGTGACATTACCAAACTGGTCATTTTCTGATGTGGGAAAAGGTTCAGAGGCAGGAGCATATTGAAGTTCCTCTAAAGATACCTCGTTAGTTCCCGCACCAGTAAGATTAAACAAATTAACAAAGAAACGATACCATTCCCGAGATATTAATTGGGTCCGAGGATCTATTAGTGGGACCCTTCCTGCAGGTATGTTGGTGATGTTAGGCATTAGTTGGTGTCACATATAGCTCAGCACCCATTATTGCAATTTTTACCGGGTCAGTTCCTGACACCTCATACACTCTGTCTCTTATTTTCATGGTGGTCCCTAATCGTCGCCATATCGTCCGATATCCATATTCCCCAATCCTACCCATAGATCTGGAGTGTTCATTGGACCATGTGTGCCCTCCATCATCAGACCACCGCAATATCACCTGAGGATCACTTCCTTGCCCTAATGTTAACCCAACTCCAGTTTCACAATCGAGCTGAAGACAGTGATGGTCGGATCTTTTTAAATTATTTTTATCGGTAGGAAGTGCCCTCCATGATCTTAACCATTTTTGAATTTGCCCATTATCTTGATAAGCATCTAGATCAAAAGCATACAGATTTCCATTTTCATAATCACCCACAGTCACATTGTTATTGAAAAACATTTGACAATTGCTTCTATGCCTTGTGAACTCTCCGTTGGTAAACCCGGCACGTTCATGCCAAGAAGAGGTTGCTACATCGTACACCCAGGTTGTGTTAGCACTTGGAAATATGAGCACATAAAAAGAATGCCCATCTTGTTGATAGGTATACCCTATTGCATCTGATAAATCAGAATATTGCTGTATTTGCCATTCGACAGCATGTGTAGATATTCGTTCAGGTGAGTAACCAACAGCCCTATACACTATTCCACAACCTCGCTTGTCAGCACCTAACCACAATACCGTGTTATCAAGTTTTGCAACTGAATAAGGGGCTTTGCACCCTACCTCTACAAAGGCTCCTTGAATAGGACTTAATGGGAAATCCAACTCCCCAGAGTTATACCATACTTCAACTGACGTTGTTCCAAATAACCACAATTCGCGATGGTCGACAATTAAAGATACTAACCCGTCAGGTGAACCTTCAGCACTTCGAAACTCTAAAGGATCAATAGATGTCCCATCTAAAAGAGAGGTTACCCAAACACGCTGACTATTAGGCTCATTGAATACGAAATATCCGTCAATATATGACACTGTCACCGCTCCAGGAAAATCAGAGTCAGTTATCTGACCAAACGCAAATGTCGATGCGTTGTATATAAAGCTTGGTCCATTACAGGCTATGAACAATTGAGTTCCGTTGTCTGCCATACTTACAGGGCCAGAATTTCCATAAATTGAGCCTATTAAGGTTGCTGTATATGCAGAGTCAACCCGATATAATTCTGATCCTGAAACTACGTACCCATATTCACCAAACGTCCACAATCCTCTTAATGGTCCTGTGCCCACTGTAGTTAAAAGAGACAACCCCGGAGCCCGATTAAGAAACCCCTGTTCTTTACCCGCTTCAGGCACCACCTCAGGAAATAAATTCACCATTCGATTGTTTGCAGCATTTATACTCCGGGTTACATAAGACGATCCTAAGATGGGGGTTTTCATTTAATAATTCCCTGCAAATATATTAAACCTTTGACGAGTTGCCATTAATGAATAAGGCATTGACATGACATCATTAGGGCTGTTAATTCGTTTTAAATTTCTTTTACTTGTCATTGCAATCCTTTGAACTTGACCACTGGGCTCAATTCCAAACTCAGAAGCTATTTCACAGGCCAAATTATATCGAAATGCCCTAAGGTATCCTGGAGGAAAAGATAATACGGTTGCTAATGTTGCAAGTTGAGACAACTGCTCAACTGATATAAAGTGCCATTCCAACACTTGGATAGGTTTTGGGTAAATTGTTATTGAAATATTAGGATACTCCATGTTTACCCAAGCAACCTGTGGGTAACTGCTAGTAGCTGTTTTTAAAGCGATCCCGTCATACTGTTCTTGATTGATAAATCGGATCCCGTATGAAATAGGGCTAGATCCAGTAGTTTTAAAATAGGTGGCATCGTCTAATAATATTGGCCGATTTCCAACAAAATCTCCAGATGGACCAAGCGTTCTGGTGATTTCATTAGCGGGCCATAAAAATACTTGATCTTCTGTATTAAATACCGAGAGTCTTTCTGTGTTCCATGAATCAATCATTTGGTTCATTGCAGTTAAACAATCTTCAGACGTAGCTGCTGATGGCGATTCCCCCTCGGCCAATTGACCAATTAATCGAAGGGTCCCATTAATTAAATCACCTGCTGTTGTAGTCATTACTCACTCAACCCAAGCATTCTGTTTAGCGAATTGGATGCGGAAGATGATTTCTTTTCTTTTGAATTACGTGATGTTTTCAAAGACGGTTCTTCTTGATTATAGGTAAATCTTACCCACCCAAGAGTTTCGTCAACCTCTGCTTCTTTTTCATCACAAGCGACTTTTGTCCCATGTACAGGGTGTCTTAAGTAAATAACCATTAGTCTTCCTTTATTTCTGGTGGTAAGTCTAAATTATTGATCTTATCCAATAACATCTGATAAATCCCAATAGCTGTTTGAATCTTGCAAATAAAATCTTCCACCTGAGTAGATTTACTATTAATCATTTACGGTCAGCCTTTTTAAGAAGAACCGCCCCAAGCAATCGGGGCGGTCAAATACTATCCCAACCGATACAAAGACCAGGTAGCAGTGCCAGTCTTCCGTGCTCTAAATAGCGCAGACGAAATACTTGTCACCGCATCGTTACTTGCAACGGTGACATTCCCTACCAATGTCCAACCAGTACCTACTGCAATAGTAGCATCTTCAGCACCAACGGTGCTGACATTGATTACTGCAAAGTCAATACTGTTGTTAACCACGAGGTTGGTAAAAGCAGCGTCCATTAATGTGCCTGTGGGCAATGTAAGAGTTGTTACCGCACCGCCAGCCTGGTTGACTGTAATGATTCCGGCAGCAATCTGACTTGTGGTTAAAGTAGCGGAAGTCGATGCTGTAGCTGGAGCAATCTGAATTCCAAACTTTATTTCACCTTGGTTTCCGTCCGTGGATTGGTATCCACCACCAACACTAGGAATAGGCATTATAATTCTCCTTTATTTAAAGATTAACCGAATAACCGGACACCCATTTGGGGTCGAATTACACTAGTTCCATACAATACATCGATACGGGTAGGCATGCGGTCGTTGTTAATATCATATTGACTAACGATTCTCATGCTAATCCCTTTGTAAACTTGACGTGATGCCATATGGACACCTTGTGGTAAAAGCAAATCAGCAGTTGCAAATGCAATTGCATCTTTATGGTAAATCAAGTTTTGAGGGTATGCAGTTGATGCAGCCCCTACAAATGTGACAGCAGCATTATCAACAGGGAATGCGTCAATTGTCGCAAGAGGATTAGATGCTGTGTACATAGGAGGAGATACTGCAATGTTCGTCCAAGCTCCACCTGATGCAGTATTTGCAGCAGTGACTACAAATTGTTGCAATGACCCAGTGGTTGCGCGAGTTTGAGGGTTTACTGCATACACTCCAGCAATTGTGAACACATCACCGACTGCAACGGTTGCAGAACCAGTTCCTCCGTCAATGCTAATCGTAGACTGACCTTGAGTGCTGATGGTTCCATTTACCAAAATGGTATCGGAGGTTGAACGACTCCCAGTTGTAAAACTAGCGATTGATTGAGACATGTTGATTTCTTCATACCCCAAAACACCAGTTCCCATCATACCATTTTTAAATTGCCGAGAAATGGTGTCAGTTGGGTTAAACAGCCCTTTAAGTCCTTCAACCAACCCAGCATTAGCGGCAGGGTTGACAGTTGCAAACCGAGGGGTTTCTACAGCAGCAGCCTCATTCAATTTTTGTTGACCTTGAAGTAGGACGGCAGATGTTGCAGGAGTGGTCCCAGGAGTACCGACTGTTTGATAGAAACTTTTATAAGCAGTAGCTGCAACATCAGCGTCAATATATGATGCCAACTGGCTCATTGCTGGTTTAAGAATGATGTCGGAAAAGTCATCCAACTGCATTGTCATTTCAGCAGTTGTGAAGTTAACATCAATACCGACTTGGTTTGCTACCGTCAAGGTTGTTGATTGCTCATTTGTATCCTGTACCTGCAATGCCGCACCATTACGAACTGTGTATCGATTAGGTAACCGAATCCTCAACGATGTCCCAATTTTTGCCCCAGAAATTGCATATGAGTCATCGTATTGACGGTTAATATTACGGGTAATTACAAGATTATTCTCCAAAACCTCAAGGGATTTTCGAGTAATCATGTCAATGGTTAATAGATTATTTGCCATGATAGATCCTTTCAGTATTATTGAAACCGTTTGGCTTCAAGTTTTTTGAGTTGTTCTTTCCGATTCAACTCAACCCACTCATCCATGCTTAATTCTTTAGCTGCTCTAGGGTCATCAGTTGTGTAAGACTTAGTCCCGGTTCCTTTAGACGATATTGGGTTGATCGGAGCAGGGACATTTGTTGATTTCTTCACCAAAGGTGCCGTCGACAACTTAACCTCTAACTTTACGATTTCCCTAATCTGATCTAACGGTGCCAAGTCTGCAATCCTAGCTGACTCTTTTGGATTACTTCCTAAATAGTAAGCTATCTCTGGACCATCCTCAGAAGCTCGGATTGTTTCAGCCATTACATCTGTAACTTTATGATTCCCATAAGCTACTTGCTTAAAGTCTGGATGTTTTTCGATTGCTCCTTCTTCTAGGTCCCTGTATTTTTCAAGTACAGCTTCCATTTGTTTCTGAGTTTCTCGACTCGAAATAACTTCATCAGCGTAAGCTTTGGCATACTCCTCAGGTGACTCAAATTGATCAATTGTCGGAATTACTGGCGGCTTGAGGTCAGGTTTGGGTAAATTTTGTTTCTCCCATTTCCGATGTTCTCTTGCTAATCGTTTTCTAAAAATTGCATCTAATTCATCTTGAGTAAATGTCTTAACTTGCTCTTTTGACGATATCTCTTCCGGTTGCAGGACTTCATGTTCTAAAGGAACCGTAACTTCAGAATCAGGCGCAGGAATTTCTGCTATTTCAATATCAATTTCGGTCATTTTAAACCCTTTTCCCTAGTGATACGCGCTAGTACATTTGCAAAGATAATAGTTTAGAAATGCCGCAGGGTCAATATTAATCCTTGCCAAATATTAAATTGGTCATTAGACGCGCACCTTTTAAAACATTAACAATATACATTGCGCAAAACCCAATAACCGCCGATAAAGTGTATAACCATGTTTTGTACCTATAGGCCATATCCTCAAGAACTTCTACTCGTTCCATCACCTTACTATTAAGAGAGACCACATCGTTTTTTAAATCGTGTAAAAACAAGTCGTTTTTGTGCTCAAATCGTGTAAATGTGTCTCTAGCATCCTTAAATCTTGAGTCAATCATTTTTGACACTTCTAAATACTGAGTCTTATTCAATTCTTCGTCCTTAGTCATCAGATCTCCCTTTTTAGATCAAACCACTTTAGTCCATATTGTAATATTATACATTACAGACTTCAATTTTTTGATAACCCCTTGTCATTAATCAAAACATCTTTTTGGTCTAACCCATTAATTTCAACCTGATTTTTGTCCGTTATCAAAATTCCAACTTCGCCACATTTTGACACGTACTGATCATAATCTGTAAAAGTTTGAATAAACTTATGCCCAGTAGTCATGCATTGGTCGGAATCAACAACCCCGTGCGAAAATATCTCCCCGCTGTTTGCAATAAACCAAGTTCTGACTTTTGGATAATTAATATATTGCATTACGGCGTCCCCCCATCTGTGATTGTCCATAGTTTAGTACCTGTTAGAATTGCACGCCCTGTAGTGGGTGCCCCAGCACTGTAATGAGCCGTCCCAGCACTAAATGTAACATTACTTTGTATAGTTGCCTGTGACGGCCAGCCAGTTACGGAATCGAGCAACTTATTGTAATTTGTTATTGTAAATCCTGATGAATTGAACATAGAGGTCGCATTTGTTAATGCAGCAATGCTCCAAGTGGAAACATCTTGATTGAACGCTGTGGCTAAATTAAACATTCCCCCCATGTTAGTCACTTTTGACGTATTGAATGACAATGGTTGATTAAATGACGTAGCGCTGTTGAACATATTTGACAATGAAGTGACGTTTGCCGTGTTAAAATTTGAAACGGGTTGATTAAAATTTGTGCAAGCTGAGAACATATTGAGCATAGTGGTAGCTAGAGCAGTACTGAAATTTGAAACGGGTTGATTAAAATTTGTGCAAGTTGCGAACATTGCCTGAAAATTGGTAGCTAGAGCAGTACTGAAATTTGAAACGGGTTGATTAAAATTTGTGCAATCTTGGAACATTGCCTGAAAAGTGGTAACTAGAGCAGTGTTTAAACTTGATACGGATTGGTTAAAGTTAGTGCACCCTCGAAACAGTTCGGCCATATTCGTAACTTCAGTACAATTATAAAAATTAATAGTTTGATTGAGTGATGTGCACGATCTAAATGCACTAGTTAAAACAACGGTACCTCCAAGATTTAAGCCATCGGTTGCCGTAATTGTTAAATTTGAGCATCCGAAAAAATAAAGGCCTTGATTTTTACCTAATCTAAAATCAGGACCCCATTTTTCAACAGTAAGTATTTTTAATCGATCTCCACCATTATTAAACACAAGACCTTCAAATTTCCCGTAGATCTTGATTGTATAAGTGCCTGTAGATGCGTATACATGGGTCCAATTTGCGTCGTTATACGTCGTCATGTAGTTGCTAGACCCGTCGCCCCAATCCACTGTGCAGGCATACGTTCCAGCACTATGGGTGGGGATTACAATTGTTTTTGTTGCAGACCCTGCGTTTTCTGTATTCCAGGTAGAAATAAACGCCCGATCTTGTAGTAGTCCCGCTGTTATCATGTGTTACCCAATTGCAAAATTAGCGGTTAGGGTAATGCTAAATTCTGTTACAGTGTGTGTCCCTGATTGAGACCCCGATGTAGCTACAAAAGTTGCGGCTTGAGCATTTACTAAAGAGGTGGAAAGTCTAAAAGTATTAGCGTCAACAACTGTCACCCAATAATTAGTGTTAGCGGTTACCCCCGTAGGCAATGCACCGGTTGTTGTAAATTGAACCCTTTGCCCTGAAGTTAACCCATGGGCAGTCCATGTAACTACACAGGGCGTTGCAATTGTCATCGTTGCAGTCCCAGTTGAGTATGAGTTTACAAGGTACATCAACTGATCCATTACCAACTTCCCTGTAGATAATACAGGCGCTGAACTGCCTGCGAACCTATAAGGCCATGCATATGCGAGTGTGCGTGAACCGGTAATGTCTTGTCTGACAGTAATAACTCCGGATTGCCCAGCAACAGGGTTAGTGGGTACCCCAAGGGTCCTGTTACCTCCAAGTGTTAAGTTGAAGTTGTTTGATGCTGATAAATCTATGGCTACAGTGGCCGCGTCCGTTAATGTAGTAAAACTAAAGCGTTGAGCTTTAGACCATAAATTAGCCGCAGTAGTGTCGATAGACGCAGATCTTAATGCTACAGACGAGTTAATTGTTCCCACTACGTCTAATGCGTAAGACGGCGAAGTTGTCCCAATGCCGACTTTCCCATTACCATCGATAGTAGTCGATACGGCCCCTCCAGTAAAAAACTTAATGCCTCTAAAACAAGCGATCGCCATTGTTGTTCCTGGAGTAGGTGACATAGACGAATCATTAAAAAAAGATACAGCGTAATTTCCTAAAGTATCACCATCATATGTAAAGGTGTCAGATACGGATAATCCTATAATGTTAGGAAGGGTTCCGCCGATCTGTAAGCTAGTTGTCACGCTAGGACTTATTGACCTAACTAGTCCGCCAGTCCCAGTGGATGCAGCCCCACCAAGCGTATCTACCATTGCTGATACCGTCGTATCATCCAGTACGGTTGCTGCCGCTGCCGTTATAATGGTTGACACTCCCAAAGTTAGTGTTGAGGCACCATTATTGACTCCAGTTCCTCCGTTGCTTGCCGAAAGTGTTCCAGTTACCCCAGTTGCCAATGGTAGCCCGGTCAGATTAGTGGCAACTCCAGAAGATGGGGTACCCAACGCTGGAGTTACTAAGGTGGGGGAAGTAGCAAGTACATTATTTCCCGATCCAGTGTTTGTCACTGAAACCAAGTTTTTGGACGTATCAGTAGCAACGGCAGAAGATGCTGTAAGACCAGTAACGTTTACATTAGACGCAGTTACTGTTTTTCCGGTGGTCAAATTATCAACACTTACTTTTACAGTAGTACCACCTTGAACTATTGGTAGTACTTCTGATCCTGCTAAAGGAGTAGTTGCTGGTGATAATGCGGATATTTTTAAATCAACCATATTATGTCTCCAATAGGATCAATGATCCATTTTCTTGTAATAAGTTTCCATTAGCTTCGGTTTGCAAATTACCACCTACAGTAGGCTCCGATGGCGCTCCCCCACCCCCAAAAGAGAGACCTCCTATTAATCCTATAGACGGTGAATTACGTACCTCACCCCAACTCATCGTATATTACAAGGCTTTGCGTAGATAGTCCCCGCATCTGCTATTTGAATAGCGCTTACAGTCCATTTAGCCCCGGTTCCTTTCCCGCTTCCTGTAGGGGTGATGAATGGTATTGGGGTGTAAGGTGGAAGATATGTACCATTTGAAGTGGTTGCAACCGTTCCTTCTCCAACAACTACGTAGCAGGAACTAGTTGATGTCAATAAAACCCCTTGGGGACCTGCCGCCCAACCAGTAGTTGTTCCCGCAGTTCCTGTGTAGGCGGCGCTTTGCTGATTAAATTGAGGAGATGATGCTGGATTAAATAGTTCCATGAGGTGTCCTTAATTTAGGAATTTTAACTTATACAAAGTTCGAAGGTACAATTCGACAATTTCATCAATTAAATTCTGAAGAGTAGTATCATTTTTGTTAACCACACTATATCGCTCTTTTTCAATAGTATCCAACTGTTTTTGTAAGAAAGTAATGATGTTTGCTGACTCTTTTATTCCGGGTTGTAAGATTTGACCAATCAACCCATACCTTCCTTGATATGTTTCAGCAAATTTGTCAGCCAAATCTATAACCTTGTCATAAAATTCACCCAATGCTCTATGTTTGCTAAAACTGCCGGTGTTTAGGTGCACACTATGCGCGACATTTCTACTTAAAAATAATATGCCAACAAACTCATTAGGCTTCATTTAACATTCTTTCTTCGTTGGGTATATCGCCATCAATCATATTTTGATCATCAATTTCCTGCTCAATACTTCCTCCAGTTACTATGTCACCTGTACTCATAGCCCCATGAAGAGTCCCTAGTATAATGTCTTGGATTTGTTCTTCTGACATTCCTGATTGCATGGTTGCAAGACGTTTTGTTTCAGCATCATAAGCTTTAATTTTTGCCTCGTAGTCTTTTCGTGCGGCCTCTTGAACTTCCAACGACTTTTCAACGTTTTGAAGCATCTGATGCATTTGGTTCATTTCTTGACCCATTTGCTCAATTTGCTGTTGAGCTGCTTGCATTTCAGGAGACTCATCTGGATTACTTAATAACTTTGGGTCAATTGTTTTAGCAAGACGTTTCGCAATCTCTTGAGCCCCAGGCCAATCCATATCTTTAACAAATAGATCCCCCGCAACAGCCCATAATTGAGGATTACCTTGTAATAACTGGGCCATCGCTTCTAAAGCTTCTTGCCGTTTTGTCATGTAACTTGGACCTGTGGTCACACATACATCGTACTTACCAACACCAAGATTATAAATTTTTTCTATAACAATTCCGCGCTCGTCTATTATCTTTCTTACGGGCTCTGGTTGGTCTGGATTAGTTTTAACCGTACTTGTCTCGCCGTCAATTCCAATAATTCGGGCAATTCGTTCAGTATCGTAAATATGCGGAATCAGATCCACAATTTGTCGAGTAATATATCGAATTGCACGAGCTAGATTATCTACATAGTGGTAAGTGCTTGTGTCCGTTTGTCGTTCTCTGGCTAAAATGGCCTTCCCTGACCTCTCATTTGAGGTTGCACCAATACTAGAGTCATATTGACCAGTCGTGGCCTTAATGTCGTCGGCAGCACCCATTTTAGCTTGAATTAAACCTGTTTGGGCCATAGGGGGCATTGCACGTTGAGGAAGAGGGAGAACTTGCCCTTGACCGTCTTTTACATCGGGGTTTACCTCTAAATAAGGCCAGTTTTGAGTATTAGCAGTTTTCCACTGGTGCTCATACCCCTCAAATTGACCCCCGTAAGCTATAAAAGGAGCCTTAGGAGCAAGAGCAAGCATCTCAGCTTCTTGACTAACCCAGTAGTTGTACATACGTTGAGCGTCTTTAGCGTTCCTAACAAGTCCTGAAACGTAAACTTTCCCGTCCACTTCATATTCATTACCAACAACTCGGACAACTGGAATGTACTTACCCAGCCATTCAGTGCTTTCTAGGACCTCATAGCCGTTTATCTTGCACCATTTAATCACTTTTTGAGAAGATGCTCTTGATTTTCTAGGTTCACCAAACTCTGCTTTTAACGCTTTATCCATACTCGTTCCCAAAAAAGCAGTCATTCCGTTTGAGTATAGATTCAATGTTTTCTCTTTATACTCTGTGTAAAAATACTCAGCAATTGTCACGGTCTTTTCGTTAACCCACTGAGACACCGATTGATCGCCAACCCCCAATGTTTGAATTGAGCTAGCAGGGGTGGCGTTAGGATATAACCGTTCGTACTCATCACGATCCATGTGTTGTGTAATAAAGCACCACCGGGCGTCTGAACCACAAGGGTCTTCTATTAAAGGATCCATATACACACTGAAACTGTTACGGATTCTACCAATCTTAATATCTTGGTCAAATGAGTCCGCGTCACAAAAATCGGTCAGAATTCGGATATACCCTTCCCCATAAGACACCTGGTTCTCACATGCTGTATCATAAGCAACATCAGCATCACTTATGTACTCAATATGTCTAACCATACCGTTAAAGATCTCAGCTACTTCAACGTCTGCTTTGTCATCTACTGGGATCACTTTACCCGATGGCCGATTCTGCCGTTGATCATTGGTGACCTGACGAACGTGTTGAGGAAGTTTGTTAATTGTTAAACAAGGTCGTGCATTGATTGTCTGTCCCTGCACTGCCCCTCGTGTTGCCAAAATATCTTCAGGCCATTGCCACTGGTTGTCAGGTGACCCACCGTAGAATTTTAAATCGTCAAGTTCATCATTTCTGGAGTCAGAATATGCAGCAATTGCTGTCGACATTCGGTCTCTGGCTTCTGATAATAACTTATCATCATCCTTTGACGGATTGGACATCTTGAGTCTCCTTAAGGTTTACGTTCCACACGGTTTTGATGTTCGGACACGTATGGTCTGGGAACACTTGATTACCACAATAAACGCATTCAATCATTAATTTATTCTACGCACCCATCCATGAAGTGGCAACCCCTCCCGATCGTGAACCGGTCGATATTCGACGCACGGGGTCACTTTTTTCTTTTTTGACCCCAGAGTAAACGGAGATCATTAATGTGAGCCACACTGCATCAGCTCCATCTGTGGATGCAATCCCTCTCATCTTCATTTCTTTTTTACTCTCTATCATTAAAGCCCCTTTGTTGTTTGATTTCCGTTTTGGGCTAATCATATCGAGTCTCATCTTTTTGTCATCGGGAAGGTGAGCCGTTCGAATATATGCTTTACCTTCCGCCCACATCTCAGCTCTTTTATTACCCCAAGCTACAGGGTTCTTAGACGCCCAGGACGAGTTAATTGATGTTATTTTATACCGGAGTCTCTTCAAGCTTCCGAATATACCCCAACCCAAACCACCTTCATCAATTACAATATAATCAGGCTGATATTCTTCTATGTCATTAAGCAACTTATTAAGAAGCTCATCAGGGTCATCTTCTTTATGGTACTTAATGGTTAAGATGTCGCGACCTTGTCGAACGGCAATTGAACATGGGTCTGGGTTCCCTTTACCGGGATCAATCCCCATTACTTTTGGTTCATGATAATCATTATACCGTTCTCGTTTTATTGCATCATTAACCATTGTCGCAGAGATGTACTGTCCATCCCCACTGCTTGGGAACTCCCCATACACCTCCACCCGAGCTTCGTACGAATCTTCTCCGTGTTCTGCAATGATCTGGTTGTATATCGACTTGTCAGTATCTTCAACTGTACGGGCATCGATTTGATCATTAACCCAAAATGCCTGTTTTGCGTTGAAACACTCATAAAAATACCCTTGGTTTCTACGAGGGTTGGAGAATGCCAACCAATATCGATCTGTGATGTTCTCAGTAAAGAACCCTGATGCTACACTCCAGATCCCATCCGCAATCCCAGACGCTTCGTCAAATATGACCATCATACCGTCATAGTTATGTACCCCCGCGTATGAATCAGGACTCTCTTCGCTCCACAATTTCCCCTCTGCGGCCCAGTATCGTGTCCCTTTCTTCAGGTCCCTCTCCACCAGTGTCGTTAACCACGATGCTGGCACTAGCTTGGTAGCGGATGGTTCCCACCAGTGGCAGTTAATCGACATGATGCACCACTTGGTCAACTCACCCCATGTGACTGATCGTAACTGGTTCTCGCTGTTGGCACTCACAATTACCGTGGACCCAATTCGAGTGGTCAACATCCAAAGTATTAACCATGCTACCAAGGCTGACTTACCGATCCCCCGACCCGATGCAATGGCTGATCTAAGCGCCGCCATGTCAACTTTACCCTTGTTGTCTTTTATGTGCTGGGTGATTCTTCTTAAAACCTTCCGCTGCCACTTACGAGGTCCTGTAAAGTTGGCGAGTGGGGTATTCGCTTTACCCCAAGGGAACACGTACATTACAAACGCTTCCAAATCATCGGCTATACGAGGAGACCATAGGTGACTCATTAATAACTGTTCGTCCTCAGACGAGTGAATAGGTTTCTGCATCAGTCCTCCACCTCTCGATATTCAGCATCTACAACTAACCGCGTCGCGGCTTCTTCAAGGGCCTTGGTGATACTGATCGCACCCGAGTGCTCAATTTGTTTAATCTCCCCAAACCGTTTTTTGTTCCAAACACCAAGAAGGTATTTTAACGTGTTTATTTTAAGAGTGGATCTCTGGACGTCTTCGAAACTGTCCGAGCCCTCGGCAATACCGGGCAACTTGGAGGCTATGATCTCACAACCCAACTCAAGCGCTTCATAATACTTCTCTTTACGAATTGGATCTTTAAGTATCCATCTTAGAAACCGCGCTCTGTCAAACTCACGGACGTCATCTTTTAAAATGTTACCAAGCGTTTCACCGCAAGAAAGCTTATCCAAAACGGTGTCTAGAATTATCTCGTACTGCATGACGATGAGTTCCTTTACGTCATTACGGACAAATCGGTCGTCTTTACCAATAAGCCACTTTGGCAATGGTGAAGACATTATAGTTTGGGAAGTTGGGTCTTGTTGGAATTGGGAGTCTTGGGGGGATGCGTTAATCGCGCCTAGAGTCCCTGAAGTGTTACTCATAGTAAGATGACTCTATACGAATTAAAGAGGGATGACAACGGGTGGTGTGTGTGTGTGTGTGTGTGTGTGTGTGTGTGTGTGTGTGTGTTGCCCGATCCACAAAGACAGTTGATGTTTTTAGTATCAGCGTCACACGTGGGTCGGGCGGTTACTTCTCGAGGAGACGATAAGCATTCTGAGAGTACCATGCGAATTTAAAAAGTCAACTAGGTGGATAAGTTGATCGGGTTAATAAGAGATTAGCATGGGAAGTCGAAATGCTGGGGTTTAGGTGACCCATGGGGGTAATGGGCTTTTAGGTGACCCATGGGGGTAATGGGCTTTTAGGTGACCCATGGGGTTACGGAATCAAAAAAATAAAAATTTACTGCGGGGGCTACGCAACCCAACCTCCCAATTTCCCAGGGCCCTTCCACCCCCACCCCTGGGGTACCCCTCTCATCCCCTCAGCATCATGGGTCACCTGACACCCGTGAGTCCCGGCATCGGGGCCTCAGCGCGTCTGTGAGGGGCGTCCAGCATCATCGGGCTACGGTAACACCCTTTGCACCCCAGAGGACCGATTAACACTGTCTCTCGGAGTACGTGTACAGTGGGTCAGCGACTCGATTGAATCCCGCAACCAACGTCTTAACGGTATCTCGGTCCAACCATCTAACAACCCAACGTGATTCCGAGTTTTCCCAGACACCGTAGTTACCACTCATAAAGATTCCTCCCTTTTAACATTCTAACCCACTGTACTATATACCCAATGGGTTAGAATGTTAAACATTGTTAATTTAACCCATTGTACTACGTTAACCCATTGTACCATGGGACAGTGGGTAGTTTTGACCCATTGTACCACTTAAAACCCGTTGGGTAGGTGGTACAATGGGTCATCTGTGAAACCCTCCGTGAAACATTGAAAAAGTGTGTACAGTGGGTCAGAAATAGCCCAGGGGGTCAGCATTTTGGTGGTACATTGGGTTTTCTGACCCACTGTACGATAAGTCAGCGACAAAAATAATACAGGGGGATACAGGAAATCCTTAATATATTGAAATATTTCCCTGAATCCCATTTTCCGATATTCCTATACCCGTTTCAAGTATTTTTGTCGCTACCACATCACCCACTGTACACAACAGAATCCCTCAACCCATTGTATCGCCCCCATCACAATAGTCAAAAATAACCCTTGACCCAATGGGTTATCCGTGATACAATGTCTTCATTGAGTCAAATTGATTCATCTAATTAAACTCGAGGAGAACGAGCTATGGTATTATTCGAAATAATCAACCGTCACGGTGAAGTCATCGACATTTGTGACGACCCCACCGACGCACTGGAGTATATCTCAGAGCTTTCCACAATAACCGGGTACACCTACACCGTCCGGGAGGTGTTTGGAGAATGACCATTAAATATTCGATAATGTCCGCGGTATTGTTCTGGTCGTCCATCACCATTTCTCAACCCGTCCCCGCAGTGGCCTGGCGTTGTTATGCGGGGGCATTCCTAATGATGGTCGCCACGTTCTTAATGGCCCAAGCGGTCCACTCAATTAACGAGGGAGATAATTAAAATGGAATTTGAAATAAAACCACTTAGTGAACCACCAAAAGACATTTCCGATAGATCGGTACTCGGCTGGTACATTAATGAGTGTGGCAATGGATGGGACCTTCTGCACGTACAGGACGCATGGAACTCAGATGGATCTATTAATCATCAATTTAACCACTTTAACGGGAGCGTTACGCACTGGACCGAATTGCCAGGGGAACCGAAATGAAAAACAAACACGCAATCGAAGTTAAATATATTCGCCCAACTAATTTCAGAGGTTCACGATTTAAGCTCACATCAAACCGCTTCAAACAGTCCCTAACATTCAGGTACGACTACGCGGCGGGAAATGTATACGAGTCCCTAACACTCAGTTACGACTACGCGGCGAGAAATGTATACGAAATGGCGGCGACTGAGCTTACACGCCTAGGTTTCACATTTGACACGTTCGCAGCGACTAAAGATGGATACGTAATCCTGGTAAACGAATTTAAGAGGTTGAAATAATCAAGTGGGCTGTGTTCGACAAACAAAAAACAGACAGTGAGGTACTAAAATGACACCACCAGAAGTAATCGAACACCAAAAGAAACTATTTGAAGAAAGCGCGTCGGCTAATTTAACTAGATTGAGGGATTGGTTCCCGTTCCATCGATATCAGTTTGTGGCGTTCAATCCTAAAAATGGCGAGACGTGGCAGAATAAATGTTCGACGAAGCACAGGGCTAATCATTTAGCTCGAAAGGGTTGGATTGTTTATCTAAACGACAGGAGGAAAAATAATGGCGATAATTAAAAAAACGCAACTTGAACGCCTTGCCTTTATAGAGTTCACCCTTAAGGAGATAAATTAAAATGAGTATTTTTAAAGGTATTTTTAGGGCTATTGCATCCCCCGTCGAGATAGTGGCTCGAACCGCATCTGGCGTATTTGAAACTGATTTTGATTTTGATGAACCTATGTCGGGGGTCGATGTGGCCACATTAGGAGTCAGTAGAGTTATTAGGAAAGGGGTATCGGCAATTAAAAAAACCTCGGATGGAATCGTCTCTGAGTTTGAATCATGACCCGCCCCCTATTCGCCCTTATATCCCTTCTTCTATTCCTCGTAGCCGCTCATACCACGTCACTCGTAAATGACGACTACGCGTACAGATGGGGGGCTAGTATCGTGCTTGTGGTATTGGCTTTGAGTTTCGCGATTAATGCGATAATAACAAATGATCAAGGAGACAATTAAAATGAAAACCGAGATATTTAGTAGTTACGACGAATTTTTGAACAGACCCGACAAACAAACAAACGGTGTGTCCGTTGGGTTTTCAAAAAAGTACCCGGGTTTTACTTTGGATAACGAGACAAATTCAGGTTGTTGGGATTGCAGCGATTGCAGCGATTGCCGCGATTGCCGCGATTGCCGCGATTGTTGGGATTGCTACGATTGCAGCGATTGTTGGGATTGCAACGGTTGCAGCGGTTGCGGCGGTTGCGGCGATTGCTACGATTGCCGCGGTTGCCGCGATTGCCGCGGTTGCAGCGATTGCCGCGATTGCCGCGGTTGCCGCGATTGCCACGGTTGCGGCGGTTGCGGCGATTGTTGGGAGTGCTACGATTGCCGCGGTTGCAACGGTTGCCGCGATTGCCGCGATTGCCGCGATTGCCGCGGTCAATCAAACGAGCCACTTGTTATCCCAAAAATTGAAAATATTCATCAGAAATTATTAGAAGCTTGCAGTGGCGATAATTCGCTTGATATGTCCAATTGGCACACGTGCGACACAACACACTGCCGGGCTGGCTGGATAGTAACGCTGGCCGGAGAGGATGGTAAGAAATTAGAGGGTCATCTAGGTACTCCGTTAGCGGCCAATAAAATATATAAAGCAAGCTCAGATATAAAGGTCGATTGGGCACTAAGATTTTACGAGTCAGACGATGTTGCTATGGCTGACATAAAGCGTTGCGCGGAATTAGAAAAAGAAGGTAATTAAAATGGCTAACGATAAATACGAATTAATAGGAGAGCCGAGCATTGACGGACTTCGCCGAATCCGAGCTCTCCGCGATATCGGTAACTCAGTTAAGGCCGGAGACGTAGGCGGGTGGGTTGAGTCGGATAAAATTTTATCATTTCTCGGCGATGCGTGGATCTCTGGTAATGCGAAGGTCTCTGGTAATGCGAAGGTCTCCGGCAATGCGTGGATCTCTGGTAATGCGAAGGTCTCTGGTAATGCGAACGTCTCCGGCAATGCGTGGATCTCTGGTGCTGCGAAGGTCTCCGGCGATTCGTGGATCTCCGATAATGCGCATGTCTTTGGTGATTCGCAAGTCTCCGGTTATGCGCAGGTCTCCGGTACTTCGTGGATCTTCGGTAATGCGATGGTCTCCGATAATGCGCGTATCTACTTTGATGCGCAAGTTTCCGGTAATGCGGTGGTGACCGGTAATGCGCGTATCTACGGTAATTGGGTGGTGAACGGTAATGCACGTCTCGGAGGAAGTTTAATATGATCAAGGAGACAGTTAAAATGGTTAACGATAAATACGAATTAATAGGAGAGCCGAGCATTGACGGACTTCGCCGAATCCGAGCTCTCCGCGATATCGGTAACTCAGTTAAGGCCGGAGACGTAGGCGGGTGGGTTGAGTCGGAGAAAAATTTATCACATCTCGGCGATTCGTGGATCTCCGGTGATGTGCGTGTCTACGATAATGTGCGTGTCTACGGTAATGCGTGGATCTCCGGTAATGCGATGCTTTTCGGTAATGCGATGGTTTACGGTGATGCGCAGGTCTCCGGTTATGCGCAGATCTTTGATGATGTTCAGATCTTTGATGATGCGCATGTCACCGGTAATGCGATTGTCTCCGGTAATGCGACGGTTTTCGGTGATGCGCTGGTTTGCAGTAATGCGCGTGTCACCGATAATGCGCAGGTCACCGATAATGCGCGTATCTACTTTGATGCGCAAGTTTCCGGTAATGCGCGGGTCTCCGGTTTTGCAAAGGTCGAAGATAATGCGACGGTCTCCGGTAATGCGTGGGTCTTTGGTGATGCGCGTGTCTCCGGTTATGCGCGTGTCTCCGGTAATACGCGTGTCTCCGGTAATGCGCAGGTCTTTGGTGATTCGCAAGTCTCCGGTTATGCGCACGTCTCCGGTAATTCGCAGGTCTTTGGTGATGCGCGTGTCTCCATTTTTGAAGAAGGTTTAATATGAGAAGGACAATTAAAATGGCTAACGATAAATACGAATTAATAGGAGATCCAACCATTGACGGAATTCACCGAATCCGAGCTCTCCGCGATATCGGTGACTCAGTTAAAGCCGGAGACGTAGGGGGGTGGGTTGAGTCGGATAAAAACTTATCATGCCTCGGCGATGCGTGGATCTCTGGTAATGCGATGGTTTTCGGTGATTCGGTGGTGAACGGTAATGCACGTGTCTCCGATAGTGCGATGGTCTCCGGTAATGCACGTGTCTCCGGTAATGCGCAGATCGAAGATAGCGCGATGCTCTCCGGTAATGCGCGGGTCTCCGCTAATGCGCGTGTCACCGGTAATCCGTTTGTCTCCGGTGATTCGTGGATCTTCGATAATGCGACGGTCTCCGGTAATGCCCAGGTCTTTGGTGATTCGCAAGTCTCCGGTAATGCGCAGGTCTCCGGTAATGCGCGTGTCACCGGTAATGCGATGGTCTCCGGTAATGCGCGTGTCACCGGTAATCCGTTTGTCTCCGGTGATTCGTGGATCTTCGATAATGCGACGGTCTCCGGTAATGCCCAGGTCTTTGGTGATTCGCAAGTCTCCGGTAATGCCCAGGTCTTTGGTGATTCGCAAGTCTCCGGTAATGCGCAGGTCTCCGGTAATGCGAAGGTTTTCGGTAATGCGATGGTTTTCGGTGATGCGGTGGTGACCGGCGATGCGATGGTTTTCGGTGATGCGGTGGTGACCGGCGATGCGGTGGTGACCGGTGATTCAGAGGAGGTTTAATACGAGATGGCAGAATTAGAAGAAAAGGAGAGATAATGAAAAGTCTTAATCTTTACCCCGGATGCCCATTGTCACTACTAGACATGACTTACGAGGAGATTGTGCGACATACCGGTGACATAAATGTAATTCTTGATATCCACGAGAAGAGGCATTGTGTAATAAAACCGTATTACCACCGAATCACCGAAAACCGTCGCATTACCGTAGACACGCGCTTTACCTGCACCCCATGTGGTATAGACATGGGGTTGAGGGACCCGTTCCGAAGGGTTAAAGTTTTAAAATTTAACGGGGCTTTATTGAATCGCGAGTTGAATGGCGTAAACGATTTTGAGGTAATTAATTTTTACCACACTCGTCATTGTATTGGTGATTTATATAGAGAGTTCAGGACCACTGCGGTTCAGGATGTTCGGTGTGATACGTGCGGATTGTCTCATTTTATTTTTAAAGCAAAAGAAAAGGATCAAAAAAATGACTAAAGTTTATTGTGAAGATTGTAAGCACTGCGCGTTCTCTTACATAGGATCGCTTGACGGACTTTATTGCACCAATGAGTCGTTTGCATCATTTAAAGACACCCCATTCCGGCGTGTAATAGTATTTAAAAGGTTGCAAGAGGTAAACGAGAACAACGATTGCTCTTTATTTGAACCGAAACTGTTAGAACCGAAACCGTTAGAACCGTTAAAAAGTAATGATAAAAATGGTTTTATAATAAAACTAATTGCGAAAATAGTACCGGGATGGATTAAATTAAAATGATGAAAAAGTTAATTGCAGCAGTTGCGACACTGCCTCAAAAAGATCGCGCTAAATTAGACGTATTGGACGCGTTGGACACTTTGTGTGCATCGCAATCAATACGGGAGGTAATTGTATCTCTCGAACGATTAGAGGCGCGGATGGCGGAGCTTGAACAATTTAGTGAGTCAGAAGAAGATTAAACGAGAAATTGAGGAAAAACAATCATGACAATCAGTAACGACTTCATAATCGAATTAAAGAAAAAGGGATTCACCCGAGACCGCATCGCCCGACTTCTCGGCGTCTCAGTATTCCTCGTTCAAAAGTGGGACAATGGTCAACGAAAGATCAGCCCCAGTGTCTCCCAGTTGATCACCGTGTTAAAACTCGTTCAGCTTATGGCACCCCCTGTGTATGAGTCCGTTTTAAAAGAGTCCATTTAACATTATTAGTGGGGGGGGACCACTTGGTGTTGTTGGTATTATTCGTTATTACCATTCACCAATAGACGTTTCCATCCCCGGGACTCTCGGATCTGATCCACCCGTCGTTGCTTCGCCTCTATAATCGCCCTTCGGTTGTCTTTAAACTGAGTTAGAATCGAGGGGTTGATGGCCCATACGGCAATGTGTTGGTTTTCCCGTGCGCCATCATCTATCCGACTAACCCACTCCGCTTTCTCAAGTATTGCCATTCCTCCATACACGACCTGATCAGCTTTCCACACGTTCAAATCCTCCAAGCGTCGGCGTGCGCTGGCCTTTATTTCGTGAAGTGTGATCTTCTCAAGGTTTGAATTTTGAACAATATAATCGATCAACCACGAATCGAACGAAGATATATTCGACAGTTCGGACAATGCGTACCGGAGGGACGGGATTATGTACGTTTTGATTAATCGGATTACCCGGAACACCACTGACTCGGAGACCTCTGTACAAAACGGAGACTCGATTGCATGGAACAGTAAAATTAGTCGGCCACAGGTTCCTTCTATTTTACCAAACGCGGTCATGAACACGTCAGATGCCGATAGTAACCGCTCGTCCCGCTTGGCCTCCTCGTACCATGTCTGGAAATTCCGAAATAGGGTGTAGGCATCACTTGATAACTTGTAAACAATTGGTGGAAGCGATTGAGTAGTTCGTAATAGTGACTCCCACTGCTTCGCCGAGGTCATGAACTCAGACAAAGGTTCGCCGCGCTTGGTATAACCCTCCCTCAAAACAGCAGGAATGAACCGTTGAAGAAGCCCATCAGACGATAGTGAATTAAGAACTTCTTGAAACACCTTCGGTTGAATATTTCCGTAAATACTAACAGCCAAGTTCTCACAATGAATCGATCCTGCCCCCACTCGGTCCATGTCGTAAGCCTTCCCCTCATAACTGACCACCCATGTAGAGCGGTCCTCCCCAGACGAACGTTCGCATAATTTCCTAACCCATGACGACATTTCGTCGAGAGTGCATAGAAGACCCCGAGGTCTCTCAGCACAATGACGAACCAATTTCTGACTCGTGATATCAGTGACTGTTATCTTCAGTGGGACAGGTTGCGAAGGGAGGTCTGGTACTGTTGGTATCGCATTCGATCCCATCATCGCCTCAGGACTCGCAGAAAACTCCAAGAAACTCTTTTTCGCGGCAGCGTATGCCGCTTCGTGACCCTCCCAAACCAACAATTCCTTTTTGAACCGCGGTCTATCCTCCAGTTCTAATTGTACAAGGGGGTCCAGCATCGGTGCCGCCCCAGGGGTCTTTTTATCGGCAGGGTCGCCAATAGTCATAAGCCAAAGAATCGGGGGCACTTTGAACCCCGGCATTAACTCCAATCGAATCCGGGAATCAATTACACCACAGACCGACCCAAGACCGGCCCATAATGGCACAAGGGGGTCACAGCCTACAGCTTCTGATATTTCTTTAGCTCTCTTTTGTAAAATGGTGGGCCAGAGCGATAAATCCATCTCAGGTGGCAGCGGTCTAATCCCTTCATGGATTTCAAGTGGTGGGGTTAATGACCCAACATTTTTAAAAAGAGTTGAGGTGTCGTCGGGCTTCCGAACCCACCCGTGCTCAGACGCAATTCGAAATAGTGTGCCCAATGTTATGGGTGCTCCTCTATCGGTCTTAAAACTTTTCCATTGACCCACCATTGCAGGTCTTCCTGGGTATTTTATGCTTGATTTGCTGGACCAGGCGTCCCATTCGCTAAATGCAACGGTGTCACATTTGTTCTGATTACCCCAGTGATGCAGAGCCATGCCTATATTGATCCATTCCTCCCTACAAAGGTCGGGAGGTGTTAACAGAAGTGCCTCCCGTATCGTTTGAAGAGACGTCAGGGTTAAAGGGTCGGATACACTCTCGGTGACCTTCACCTCTATTAATGATTTCCAGTAATCAAGAAGTGAATCAGGAATGACAGGAGGATTCGTGTAGTCGGCAGCCCCTTCCCAACGATAAGGCTGACTCGTGTCAGGGTGAATTGACGGCGGTAAGACATCCTGACAAGTGAGTCCGTTAGAAGTGGCACATCGAAATTCCAAAATGGTACCAGTTGGGCCGTTTACTCGTTTAGATGGTAAGGTCAATCCACCCGGCATTTTGTACAAGAACTTTGCTCGCCCCGTCCTCCCCGATTCAATTCTTACAGTCTTCGGGTCGTTGTAGAGGTCAGGTAAAGAGATTCCCTTTTCCCCCAATAAGTCAACAGCAAGATCAGTATCATCAATGTCCAAAGCCATCGTTCCAGAGTACGCGTGCATCAGCCCCACCCCATGATCAGTAGGAATCATCCAGGCTGCAACAAGAGCGTTTTCAATAGTGTTCCAATTAATGATACGCGGACCTTTTCCTCCGCGTGGTATAGGTATGATCTTCCAACCGGCGTTTATATAGTCTTGAATCATGAAGCTTCCATTCGTTATTTTGTAAAGCAGGCGTTGACAACTGTACAGCACTGGGTTTACAATTGCAATCACCTGTTGAACGGAGACAATCGTTATGATTGGTTTTGACAGGTTGGGTGTCAGGTCTGATGGGAGGAGAAATCCTCCTTACTAAATTAATGAAAGGAGTACCAATGAATAGAAGTTTAAACGTATCAATGGGGGTAAGGGTCCCAAAGATACTGTATGAGAAATTCTCGAAGAAGGCCAAACTACACGGCGGTTCTTCAGAACTGCTGCGTGAAATGATGGAAGCATTTGTAAGTGATCGATTAAAAATAACTCAAGACCCAGAAAAGGAAAAGCTATATGTCTCTGGAAAGTAACATTGCAGATCTAGCCAAAGCAGTTGAGGGATTGTCTCAAGCATTGAAGCTCACACTGGCAGCACCAGTCGCAGCACCAGTCGCAGCACCAGTCGCAGCACCAGTCGCAGCACCAGTCGCAGCACCAGTCGCAGCACCAGTCGCAGCACCAGTCGCAGCACCAGTCCCAGCACCAGTCGC